CTTCTTTATCAATCAACATATTCTTCCTTTTTCCTGCCGTTATCGGTTCTAGGACATTAAACTCGGCATTTCTGCTTAAGAGTTCTCTTTTTGCTCTTGCTTTAATTTGTCTGTGTGCTTCTTCTCAAATTTCATCCATGAAGATGGAAAATGACCAGACCACCCTTCCAAATTAACGCTTGGAGCGCTTACTATGCGGTTGGCTGTCTCACCGCAACTTGAACACCGAACTTCATCTGTCTCATAATCAGTTAGTTTCTCGGTGGTATGTCCGCTTACGCAGACAAATTCATAAATTCTTTTCATTCAATTCCTCGTACGCTTGTGTGCTGACCTGTTTTAAGGTTTTTAGCCACGTTAGGATAGAAAATTCGCCTTTTTTGAATTGTAGGCTTTTTTCATCAGGGATTGTACTGATATTGTTCAACGAATTTATCATTGTGTCAATATCCTCCATTAAATCCTTCCACCCGTCTGTTCCCATCATGTCAAATCGGGATTCATAATAGCGTTGCAGTTCAGGGGTCATGGATTCAATCTTTTGTAGGTTGTCTTTAAGTCTTTTCTTAGCATAATCCATGAAGATTTCTGCTTGTTGTTCATCAACAGTCTTGGGCATCTTCAAAACCAACCTGATTCTTCAAATCAGCGTATAGGCTTTCCATCAAATTACTTGTTGGCGTTGCACAGTAAAAAGCATGACTTGCAACTTCCTGTGCGTTGGCTTGCCTAGCGTCTGCACTTGCAGACACAGATACCTGATATTGGCATTGGTCTTTGTTGCCGTGAATGTTTGTGATACGAGCGTAGGCTTCCGTAAAAGAAACGCCAACATTACTTGTAGAAATAGAAATTTTGAGTGCCATGCTTATCCTTAGAAAGTCATTTCTGTTGTGCGTATTTGGCAGACCCAACGAATTGTGGTTGCCGCTTGACCTGTTACTGTGATTGCCAAACCACCATTGGTTGTATCTGCGGTAGCGGTAACATTCCATGTAGCCGCCCCCGCGTCTGCGTAGAGTGAAGTTACTGATGGTGTGCCTACTAATGCAGTTGTGCCTACACCAGCACCTCTCTTAATTACGCCTTCTATATACCAACCTTTTGTATCTCCAGCCGCAGTTTTTCCTGCTATACATTCACCACGGAAATAATAGGCAGAATTGTTTGGCAAGATTACTTGATTAGTGGTTGTTGCCGCACTTGTGTTACTTCTTAAAACTGTTGCAGTTGCATCCGTAGTTGCAACGCCAAGAACTAATAATGCTGATTGAGAAACGCCAAGGCTAGATGCTATTGGAGAATTTGATGCTGTAAAAACCGTATTTGCAATTATTGACCGAGTTGAACCATAGTTTCCACCAATAACAGAAGAACTTGTGCTGTTTGCAGTATTACTAGCACCACCAACAACAACAGCGCCTTGTCCGCTTGCCGTGTGGCTATCACCGCCAACTACGGCAGAATATGTTCCACTTGCTGTGCTAAAAGAACTCCCGATAAAAGATGCGTATCCACTGGCAGTGTTATTACGCCCTCCAGCAATAGTGGTGTAATCTTGACTTGCTGTATTAGTTGCCCCGCCGCCTATAGAAGCATAGTTACCAGTAGCCGCGTTGCTTATTCCTCCAGAAACAACACCATAAGGGCCAACGGCTCTGTTATTTTGACCACCTGCAATAACTGAGTAACTGCCAGCCACTTGGTTTGCATTATTTCTAACTCTTTGCCAATCAACTGCGTAAGTTCCTCGCTTATTGCCGCCTGCGGTAGTAGAGTCTGGAACTTGAGCCAATATAGCCCCAGTACCTTTAGGAACAAATGCAACATCAGCGTTTGTAGATGCCGCAGATGCAGTTAATGAATCAACATAAACAGTATCGTTAGGTGAAGTTGTATTTTCAGCCGCAGTAAAGCCAGTTAGTCCACCACCAGCCGCCGCCGCCCATGTTGCCGTTGTGCCATTGCTGGTCAGGACGTATGCATTTGTTCCAATTGCAAGACGAGTTGCACTATTTGTTCCGTTGCCAATAATCAAATCACCAGTAGTCGTTATTGGTGACAAAGCGTTAAAGGCCGCACTTGCCGTAGTTTGTCCAGTACCGCCATTTGCAACAGGTAAAGCAGTACCACTATATGCAATTGCTAATGTGCCACTTGTCGTAATTGGTGAACCAGATACAGACAAGAATGATGGAACAGTTGCCGCCACGCTTGTGACTGTGCCAGAACCACCAGTAGGAGCCGCCCACGAACCATCACCACGCCAAAAAGTAGATGCTGATGCTGATGTACCGCCATTAAGGTTAGTTACAGGCAAATTACCAGTTACTTGTGTTGCAAGATCAACATTTGATAACGTGCCACCAAGGGTCAAATTACCACTTGATGTAACTGTGCCTGTAAGTGTGATGCCGTTAACTGTGCCTGTGCCACCAACACTTGTAACCGTTCCGCTACCTTTGTTGTTAAACGTAGTCCAATCAGTAGATGTTAGATAACCGCTAACTGATGTAGTAGCCGCTGGCATACTAATTACAGGAGTTGTGCCACCAGTTGATGCAACTGGACTTGTCGCAGTTACAGATGTAACAGGTGCAGTACCACTTGATGCGGCAGTTATTAGACCCTTGCCATTTACTGTAAGAGTAGCATTGGTAAACGATCCAACATTTGTGTTAACTGTGGCAAGCGTTCCAGCCGCAGTCACATTTGTAGAGCCATCAAAACTTGGACTTGTGTAAGCCAAGTCACCTGTAATGGCTAATGTTCTTCCTGTTGTAAGAGTTGCGGCACTTCCAGTAGTATTCTGGTTTAGTGTAGGAATGTCTGCGGCAACAACTGCCCTGAATGTCGGTACTCCAGCAGACCCATTAGGTGCGGCTAAAACAAAGTTTGCAGTTTTAGAAGCATAGGGGTTTAGCGTATCTCCATAACCGCTTGATAAGGAGATTACAGGAGTTAAACCGCCTGATGAAGCAACTGGAGATGTTGCGGTAACAGCAGTCACTCCACTACCAGCACTAAAATAAGATAGACTATTCCATAGCGTAGAGCCATCACCAAGTTTAAGTTTCGATGTGTCTGTTTCTAAACCAATTTCTCCTTGAGCAAGGAGAGTATTTGCCGCTGTCCATTGGCTTGCTGTACCTCGTCTTAACTGAATTTGAATAGCCATTAAGGACTTCCTCCGTCTAGGGCAGTAGTACCGCCATAGATAGTATTGTAAAACCCACCATCAGCATTATAAAAACCTGTGCTTGTACCAGCACCAGATAATCCAGCCGCACCACGATCACCCTTTTCGCCTTTTTCGCCTTTTACTTCGCCAACATTGATTGTTTTGCCATTAGACAATGTAAAAACAAGGGAATCGTCAAAATCAACTTTTGCGGTGACAACAGAAATGCCATCTTCACCATTTTTTCCGTCTTTACCAGTTAAGCCGTCTTTTCCATCACGCCCATCTTTACCATCTTTGCCATCACGACCAACATTACCTTTATCGCCTTGTAAGCCACGATCTCCCTGTTCTCCTTTGAGTTTTTTAACAGTATCAACTTTTTCTGTTAACTTGGGTAACTCTTTATCAAGAAGAATAGCAATGGCAGAAACCTTGGCTTCTGTTGAAATATCGGAAAGAATGACTTTTTTAAGGTTCATTACTCACCAATAATGCTTTTTAGGAATTCATTGTCTTTTTGGCTTTGCTTTTGTTTGTCCATCATCTGCATTTCAACAATCTTTGCTTTGTTTTTAATGTCAGACTCTTTGAGCATCAAATCAGCAATCTTAACTCTCTTATCGAACTCCCTTTGGTTGGCATCAGCCTCATTGGGTAGATTCTTAGTCAAAGATGCGCTCATTTTGGCTTGCACTTCCTGTGGCATCAACTGAGCCTCAACTGTCAACTTAGTAGCCTCTGCACGATTCTGTTCTGCCTGAGTAGTCTGAACTGCAATCTGTGCTTGTGCCGCTTGCAGAGCCAATTGTTGCTGAACTTGTTGCATTTCTTGTGCTTGTGGGTCAGGTTGACCCATCTTCTCCAGCATAGCAATCAATTCCATCCTGTTAGACAGACTTGAATTAGCCAAAATGCCCTTCAGAATCACAGGCAACACAGGAGTATTGGGGCCAAGCGTCTGCAACAAGCCAATAAACTGCTGTTGCTCGTACTCACGGGCAATAATGCCAAGGGTGGCCGTAGGAACAAAGTTCATGTCCACAGAAGGATAGCGTTCTGGGTCAAATTGCATGAACCTGAAAGCCGCCTTCTTGATGAATGGGATTAGGAAATCCTCTTGGAAGTTCACCAAAGTGCGTTTGTACTTCTTAATGATAGAAGCGACAGCCATAGACATACCGCCTTGACCACCATCACGAGCCACATTGCTAATCATGCCCTGAGAATCAAGAGTTCCCGTTGCTTGTAACAACATACGCTCAAAGTCTCTTGCCGTAGCCAAGTTGTTGGGGTCAGTTTGACCGAACTTGAAGGGATAAAGAATCTCTGAAGGTGCGCCATTGGTAAGGATTGCCTTGCCAGGCTTCACTTCAAACTTCATTCCTCTTGGCAAACGAGTAGCGTCCATAGCAATCATGGGGCTAGTGGTCAGCGCAAGGGAGTCAAGGTGTGAGCGAGTCTGTGCATCAATAGCCTTTTGCATATTGAACGCTTTTTCTACTGTACCTCTGCCCAATAAACGATTAGGAACTGTGTCATCTTGATAGGTCAAGACGGGACGATCCTTCATCATGTAGGGATTGGCTTCAGCCTTTAGGAGTTGTCCATCATTGGCAATCACAACAATGGCTTCTACCATGTCTGTGTAGTCATCTGCCGCAGAATTCTCTGGAAATAACTCTACTATCTCTTTGTTTTCTTCTAGATTCTCTAGGTATTCCCGTGGAACTAAACCATAGTAAGTCAACAACAAAACTTTTTCATCTTGATATTGGCTAACTTCTTGGGTAGGCTCAAGGTCTGTGTCTTCACCAGTGGTGGTAATGTCTACTTTGCGGTAGATACCATTCTCTATGCCTTGCACAATCTTGTGAATCGAGACGTATTTCTCGATAGCCACGCCCATACAGTCATTTACGCTTGTACCATTTGGGTCGAACAAGAAGTTCTTTGGGTTTACAGGAGAAATCTTGACAGCAATTCTTTCTCTCTCCAATACTCCAATAGCCGCTTGCCCAACTTGGCCTGGGATCATCTGAGT